ATTCTGTACTGACCAAGACATAAATGAATTGACTGACAACGATTACTATCAGCTCAATAAAGGCGTTTATGATTCTTATGATGGATTTAATAATCAGTATACCGTACGATGAAAAACACACAATTAAGAAATGACAATGGCCAATTTAAGAAGGCCAGCAAGGTATCGGAATTTGGTTTTGTTAATTTAAGTACTTATACCAGCCCTGAAATTAAAGAGGTTAGCGGTGAAGACTACATAGAATATGGTGCGGACAATAATTATTTTCAGTACCTGATAGACCGTTACAACGGTTCACCTACAAATAACGCGGCAATTAATGGAATTAGCCAGGCTATTTATGGCAAAGGCTTAAACGCTACAAATTCAAATAAAAAACCAAACGAATATGCTCAGATGGTTTCTTTGTTTAAGAAAGACGTAGTTAGAAAGTTATGTTATGACTTAAAATTAATGGGCCAATGTGCTATTCAAGTAATATATTCAAAAGACAGAAAGTCTATTGCTCAATTAGAGCATATGCCAATCGAAACTTTACGGGCCGAGAAATGTAACGATGATGGTGAGATACCAGCTTATTATTATTTTAAAGATTGGGCCAACATTAAAAGAAGTGATGACCCACTTAGAATACCAGCTTTCGGTATGTCAAGTGAAAGTATTGAGATTTATTACATTAAGCCATATAAATCAGGTTTCTATTATTATTCACCGGTTGACTATCAAGGTGGTTTACAATATGCTGAATTAGAAGAAGAGGTTTCAAATTATCACCTTAATAATATTCTTAATGGCCTTGCCCCGTCAATGCTAATTAATTTTAATAACGGGACACCAAATCAAGAAGAACGCCAACTAATAGAACATAAAATTGCTCAGAAGTTTTCAGGCACCAGCAACGCAGGAAAATTTATTATTGCTTTTAATGATAATAAAGAAAGTCAGGCAGAAATAACCCCGGTACAATTATCGGATGCTCACAACCAATATCAATTTTTATCTGAGGAATCTACCAAGAAAATAATGGTAGCTCACCGTATTGTATCCCCTATGCTTTTGGGAATTAAAGACCAAAGTGGTTTAGGAAACAATGCCGAAGAGATTAAAACTGCATCACTATTAATGGACAACACGGTTATTAGACCGTTTCAGGAGCTTTTAATTGATTCTTTTGATATACTACTATCTTACAACGATATTGCCTTAAACCTATACTTTACGACCTTACAGCCGTTAGAATTTACTGAGGTCGATAGCTCACTTCAAGATAAAGAAGAGATAGAAGAGGAAACAGGTGTTGAAATGCAAAAATTCAATCTGAAAATGATTGACGGAAAGCAAGCATACGAAACCAAAGAAGAGGCAATTGCAAAAGCTGAAGCAGATGGCTGCGGAGGATATCACGAACACGAAGTTGAAGGGGTTATTTATTATATGCCTTGCAAAAATCACGACATAGCTTTAAAAGAACCTTGTTGGGATGGGTACGAGCAGGTAGGAACTAAAATGAAAGATGGCAAAGAAGTGCCAAATTGTGTTCCTTTATCTACTGAATTATCAAGTGATAATACGGAAATTCTTTTAGGTTCTTTAGGCAGTTCTGGAACGCAAATGGGTGATGAATGGGTTGTCGTTGATGAGTTAGACGAAGATTCAGAATATAGCAATGAAGATTGGGCCGCATTTCTAATTAAAGAAAAAGAGGAAACAACTCTTTCAAAAATCAAACAGCTTGTAGGCCTTAAAGACTTTGTCACATCTAAAGCGGAAGGCTCTGCTTATAGTGATTTGGATTCTAAAAATGGTTTGTACAAAATCAGGTACAAATACGCTAAAGGAATGAAACAATCTGGTGAATCTAGAGATTTTTGTCAAAATATGATGTCAATGAGCAGTCAAGGTACTGTCTGGAGAATCGAAGACATTGATAAAGCAAGTAATTTTGAAAATGTAAATGTTGAATTTAGACATAAACCAGATTTACGTTACAATATTTTTGAATTAAAAGGCGGCATTTACTGTAAACATAAATGGGTAAGGGTTTTGTACCGTTTAGAAAGTAAAACTGAGGCATCTAAAAACCTTAAAAACTACAAGAAAACCAGAACTATACCGGCTTACGCGTTACGCAATCCACGGGGCTCAAAAAAAGCTGCAATAGCAACAGATAAACAGCCGGGAAGAGGCGCATATCCTAAATAACAAACGACAATGGCCACGGTATTATTCATTAACAGAACGGATTTAGTTCGTAACTCTATACTTGACGGAAATGTCGATACAGATAAATTTATATTTTTCATCAAAACCGCCCAGGAAATCCATATTCAGAACTACCTGGGTACTGAATTGTACAACGGTTTAACCGCTGCAATGGTTGCTGGTATTAATTTACCTGCTAACGCAAGATGGAAAACATTACTTGACGATTACGTGGTAAATATGTTGATTTGGTTTAGCCAAGTAGATTATATACCATTTGCAAGTTATCAAATACGTAATGGAGGAATGTATAAACACCGGTCAGAAAATGCTGACACAGTATCTAAAGAAGAGGTTGACTATTTAGTAGAAAAAGCTAGAACTAATGCGGAATGGTACGCAAGGCGTTTTATAGATTTTATGTCTTTTAACCAAACGACTTACCCAGAATACACCAGTAATTCAAATGATGACATTTACCCATCATACGACGCTACATTTAACGGTTGGGTGCTGTAATGTATAAAGTGAAACAAGTCAACATTGAAAAATTAAAGGTTTTTTTAAAGAAAATCGAAACTAACAAAAGAAAAAAATCAAAGAATGGCAAGCCTCTTTAATACAAAAATTTCTGATACATATCCCGGTTTACTTAAAACTATTGATAACGCTGTAATTACAGCTACGTTAAAACAATTGACAGATGGGTCAGGAAATCAAACAGGGTTATTTATAAATACAGCAGGAGACTTTAAGGTAAACGCCATTTTAGAATGGGGGTCTTTAAAAGATACGGGCACCGGTGTTACTATTACTCAATTTGTAACAGCTGCAAATGGTATTGGAAACTTTGATAATGATACTACTATTCCTACCAGCGCAGCGGTTAAATCCTATGTAGATGGAGTAGTAACAGCCTCTGACCTTGACTTTTTAGGGGATAACGGTAATGGTGCCGTAGCTTTGGGTACGCAGAATTTTGGAATAGCTGGTACGCTTGGTCAGGTAGTAACAACAGCTTTAAATCAAACCTTGACAATTTCGCTGCCTACTAACGTAACTATTACAGGTGTTTTTGAGGGTGCTACTTTTGTCGGTGATTTAAACGGTTCAATCAATACAGCAACAACTGCTGTAACACAAACACAAGCTGACAATTCTACTTTAGTAGCAACTACTGCTTATGTTGACGCAGCAGTAGCTGGTTCAGGTGCTGGAAGTGTTACAAGTGTAGGGGGTACAGGAACGGTTAACGGTTTAACATTAACGGGCACCGTAACTACAACCGGTGACCTTACATTAGGCGGTACATTAGCCCTTACAAATTCAGAGATAACAACCGGTTTAGGTTTTACCCCTTATAACGCAACCAATCCAGACGGCTTTACCGATAACACAGGAACCGTTACCAGCGTTGGTTTAGTTGTACCAAGTGCTTTGACCGTTTCAGGTTCACCAATTACAGCAAGTGGAGACATAACAATCACAGGGGCCGGTGCAACAACTCAGTACATTGATGGTACAGGAGCTTTACAAACTTTTCCAGCCGTAGGTACGGGGTCAGTAACTAGCGTTTCATCTACAACAGCCGGAGACGCTTTAGACGTTGCCGTATCAGATGAAACTACTACACCGGCTTTAGCGTTTACTTTTGCTGGAGCTTCAACAGATTATATTACTGGAGAGGGTAACTTGACAGCGTTTCCTACAATTCCAACAGTACCATTTACCAGCCTAACCACAACAGGTACAAGTGGGGCAGCTACTTTAGCAGCTGGAGTATTGAACGTACCTAATTACGCAGATGACAATACAGAATATACTTTCACAACTTCTGGAACAAGTGGAGATGCCGCAACCTTAACAGGTACTGTATTCGACATACCTACTCCTGTAATACCTTATACCAGCTTAACTACCACAGGTACAAGTGGGGAAG